TATTAAGTAAATATGGTGAAGTGGAATTAAAAATTAAAAAATATAATACATTTAGAGGAAGTAAAAATTTAAGAAATAGAGAAACCTATGTGAATGAATTATTATGGATTTTGAAAAAATGATTAGTTCATATTGTTGATATAAAATTAAAAAAAATAAGTTTTATATATATTTTTCAAAAAGATGCGACATCATGATATATACTTATTATAATATTTAATATATAGTTTATGAAATATATTAGAACATTTGAAAATTATGAAACTTCTATTCTTATTATAGTAGATGTTCAGAAATCATTTAGAAAATTCTTTACTGATTTATATCTTAATGAACTTAAAAAATATGCTTTAACATTTGATACAGTATATCAAATTTGGGATAATCATCATGATGTGAATTATGATAAAGATTATTTATATGATGAGAATCCAGATATTCCAATTATAAATGATTTGTATAATTTTAACAATGATATATTAATTGAAAAGAGATATAACTATGATGTAGATGTTACTTTTTATAAAAAAATATTAGATATTAATACATATAATAATATAAAAAATAAGGAAGATAATAAACAATTAGTAAAGGGTGATTATTTCATTACTAAATATGGAACTATTATTGTATATATTGGTAATAATCACAATTGGTTTCATGCTGGTAAAAAATTAATTAATGTATTTAATGATATGAAAGGTAAAACTATTACTATGGTTGGTGGTTCTAATAATGAATGCTATGAAGATTTAATTACAACAGCTGAAACACTCGGTGTTAAAGTTAAACGAAATGAGAGGTATATTTATTCAGCTAATTATTGTCCTATAAAATAAAAAAGTTCTGTGAATTTCACAGAACTTTTAATTTTTAATTAATTATTTTTAGCTAAATAGGTTAAATATATTAAATTTTTTAATATAAATTTTATTTTCATTAAACATTTCACCATTTATTATTATTTTATCAGCTTTTTTATCATAATCAACTTCAATTTTATCAGTGATGTTTTTCTTCATAATTTCCATAGATATTGGATTTTCAAGATAAGTTCGGATAGAATTTCTAAGATCTCTTGCTCCACCACTTTTATCAATTAATAATTCTTTAACATTATCAGTAATATTCATAGTGAAACCTAATTCCTCTATTCGTTTTTTTAATTTATTTACTTCAATATCAACTATTTGGTATAGATTATCTTTTGTTAGTGTTGCAAATATTATAATTTCATCAATTCTACTAATAAATTCTGGTTTTAATTGTTTTGATAATTCTTCTTTAATATCATTTTTAATTTCAATTGTTTTTTCTTCTGGTTTTATTTCACTAAATCCAAAAGCTGGTTTTTCTACAATTTTTTTAATTTGTCTAGATCCTATATTTGAAGTCATAAAAATATAAGTATTCCTAAAATCTATTGTAACTCCCTCACCATCAGTTAATTTACCATCTTCAAATATTTGAAGCATTATATCTAAAACATCTGGATGTGCTTTTTCAATCTCATCAAATAATATTACAGAATTTGGTTTTCTTTTAACTTTTTCAGTCAATTGACCACCTTCTCCATGTCCTATATATCCTGGAGGAGAACCAATCATTCTTGCTACATTATGTGGTGCTTGATATTCTGACATATCAATTCTAATCATATTATTTTCTGAGCCATATAACTGTTTAGCTAACTGTTTAACAGTATGAGTTTTACCAGTTGCTGGTTCACCTAAAAGTAAGAACACACTATTAGGACGATTTGGATCTTTCAATCCAGCATGAGTTCTTATAACAGTTTTAGCTATTTTATCAATTGCTTCATCTTGACCTATTACAACACTTTTTAATTCTTTAGAAAGACCTAATATTTTAGTATTTTTATTTTTATCTAATTTATCAACTGGAATACCAGTTTTTATTGATACAATTCTTTCAACATCACTTTTATTAATTTTAACTTTTATTGTTTCAACTACAACATCTTTTAATTCATTTTCCAATTCTTTAATTTTAATTCTCACTTTACTAGCTTCATCAAATTCACTTTCATCCATTAAAAGATCAAATTCATTTCTTAATTCTAATAATTTTTTTTCTTTATTTTTAATTTCTGGATCTTTTGGTCCACTTTTTTCAATTCTAATTTTTGCACCAACTTCATCCATTAAGTCAATAGCTTTATCAGGAAAATATCTATCAGTTACATATCTATCAGATAATTTAACACATGATTCAATAGCTTCGTCTGTATATTCTACATTATGAAAATCTTCATAAATATATTTGATTCCATTCAATATTTTGATAGTATCAGCTATACTTAACACAGTCAATGTTACTGAATTAAATCTTCTTGCTAAAGCTCCATCCTTTTCAATCATTTTATATTCTTTTAAAGTAGTAGCACCAATGCAACGCATTTCACCTCGTGCTAAAGCTGGCTTAAGCATATCAGCAACTCCCATTTCACCACTCTTTGCTGCCATAAGCATATGCAATTCATCAATAAAAAGAATTACATCTTTATTATTAGCCAATTCGTTTAATAGTGCTTTAACTCTTTGTTGCAAATCTCCTTGACCACCAGCACCTGAAGTTAGACTAGTTACATCTAAAGAAATTAATCTTTTATTTTCCAATACTGGTATCTCATCATTAGCAATTTTAAGAGCAACTCCACCTACTATATGTGATTTACCAGTTCCTGGTTCTCCAATAAGAACTGGATTGTTTTTAGTTTTTCTAGACAACACCCAAACAAGTTGATCAATTTCATATTCTCTACCTATAACCGGTTCTATTTTACCTTCCTTAGCTAATTTAGTCAAATCTGTTCCCAAATAGTCTAACATAGGTGTAGATGATTGGTTATTATTAGTTTTTTTATCAACTAATGGTTCATTTACACTATCATCAAATTCTTCAAATAATTTTATATTTGCCATTTTATTTTCTTTTTTTTATTATATATAAATTATAAAAAATATAAAAATGTATTTTTATATGAATTATATATAATAAAAAATAAAATAATTCTATGCCAGCTAAATCTAAACAACAACTTAAATATATTTATGCAATGAGAAATAAATATAAAACAATTGACAAAGCCCCCAAAGATATGAAGTGGGTTTTTGATGATGAGTGGACTCATGTTAAAATGAGTGATTTACCTGATTATGTAGATCGTAATTATGTAATGAATTTTGAAGAATTTATATTTATGTTATAATAGCATAAACATTATAATCTGAGAGTGAAAATAATATTTCCATATATTCTTGATATCTATCGGGATCTTCATAGAATTCAACTGATAAAGTGTAATCTAAATCAATCAATTCTGGTATATGTAATGATATTTGTTCTTTTAATTCTTCTTCAATAGTAGTGTTAGATAATCTTGTTTCATGTAAAAATTTAGTTAAATCTCCACCAAAATTTGGATCACCATATAATTCACCCTTATTTGTGAATATAACCATTTCCCATTTTTGTAATATAACTCTAATTAAATCATCTTCTATAATTTGTAAGTTATTAAATCTTGGGTGACCAGGATATTCAATATAAAAATCTATAAAATCAAATGCCATATTCTATATATAAATTATTTTATAATAAAATATCTCTAAATTTACCTATTATAGTTAGACCTAAAATAATAGGATCAGTTGTTGTTTCTAATTTAGAAGTATAATCAGCAATTATATAATTTAATTGAAATAATTTATTAATATCTTTATTATTAGAAATTGACCAATCTATAAATGGTTTTCCTAATAATTTTATTAAAATATCAATTTTATCAACTCCAAAATTAGTCATTAGGAAATGATATATTTTTTCATAATTATATGATTTATCATATAACATATCATATAATAATGCTTTTGTTTTTTGATTAATATTAATATCACTATCAAATCCACCAGTTTGTATATAAGTTTGAACTTCGGTTAGAATACTTCTAAAATCAGGATATTTTTTATTAATAATGGAAATTAAATCATCTTTTGTTATTTGTGAATTTTCTTTTGGTAGAATAATATTATTAATTCTTTTGAACATTGCCATTTTTAAGAATTTTTCTTCTTCTATTGTTTGTGCATCAAAATTTAATATAGTCATTCTTGATTTAATACCCTCAGATACTTTATTCAAATGATTTGTAGTTAATATGAATCTGACATTTTTAGAATATTTTTCAATAAATGCTTTGAAAGCATCTTGAAATTGAATTGATACTCTTTCAAACTCATCTAAAAATACAAATTTATATTTATAGTCAGTTTCCATCATTGGTGTGTATCTACAAAAATCTTCAATTTCTGATCTAAGAACTTCGATTGAAGTATATAGAGAAGCATTTAATTCTAAATATGGTATATCTTTGGTATATTTACCAATTAATATTCTAGCTATGGAAGTTTTACCACCACCATAATTACCAGCTAATATATAATTTTGTGTAATGCCATTCTCAAAATGTTTTCTAATTCTTGGTAATAAAATAATATCATCCATAGTCTTTGGACGATATTTTTCAGTAAAAAGTGATTTTATACTCATATAATTTAATTTGAATATATATAAAAAATAAATAGGAAAGTTTATTTTAATATATATTGGAAAGTAATAATTTTTATGATTGGTGAAAAATTTAATTTTTATGATACATATTTTAGAGATTTAATTGTATGTACCTTAAATGAAATAAGTCAGAGTGTTACTTGGATCAATCGTTTTGATGATAAAGATGTTTTGGTTGAAGTTCCTTTTTATTATTCAATGAGTGGTGATGAACGATTTCTATTAGATAGTTTTACAGATGATATAGCATCTGATAATAGACATTCTGAATTAAATACTGACGTTATACCAAGAGGACATTTAACAATGAGTAGTTTTAATATCAATTCTTCTGAATTTTGTAATCCTAATGTTTTTCTAAAAACAATAGTAGAAGATAAAGAACAGATAAAAAGTATTCTATCAAAAGTTAGAGCTTTGCCAATAACAGTTAATTTTGATTTAGAAATATTATTGGCGTCAGAATTGGATACATTCAAATGTAGTCAGGCTTTAATGAATACTATGTATATGTACAAATATATGTATTTTGAATATAATTTCATGAATATTGATGCTGTTATACAGATGCCAGATAATCAACCAATTGAAATGGTTAGAGAGAAAAATTTAAGTAGTGATAACACAATTAAAATGAAATTATCATTCACTGTAGAAACCTACTATCCAGCTTATAGAACAGATTTAGTTAAGGGGGTTGGTTTACCACAGAAACATGGTTCTGGTATGAGTGACTTAAATGGTCATTCATTCGCTGGTGGTATTTCAGAAAGATTTGATCAACCCAATGAAGTTGTCCCACTTGGTGCTGATGCTGGTTTTCATAATAGTGATGGAACTACTTCACCAAGTGATTTATATGGATCTAATACCTCTGATGATTATACTATAATAGCACCAAAGAGGACTAAATGGTATGATGAAATATTAAAAGCAAGAGAACAATTAAAAATAAAGAAATAAAGAAATATAAATATATATAGAAAAAAATGAAAAAAAATGAGTTTTTTTCCTTAATATATAGATATATAAAAAAAAGTATATAAAATATGAAAAATCTTAAACTTGAATTATTTAACTATAAAAAAAATCTTACTTTGGATCAAGAAGATATTATGAATATAGTTGAAGGACATATGAATGCTTGTAACGAACTTTCTGAGAAACAAATCATAGTTTCATTAAATGAAAGACTTAAACCATATACATATGATAAAAGTGTTAAAGTATTGTTAGAAGGACTTAATGATGATATGGCTAATTTTGAATTGTTATATGAATTAAAAAACTTATATAATGTAGTTAATTCAAAAAACCAAGGAGAATTATACAGACAAGCTCTTATTGTCCTATTAGAAACAATTAATCTTGATAATGATCAAGATAGAATGAGTAAAATACTTAATGAATTAAGTATTTATGATTATGTTCCTGAAATTAAATTATTTGTACATAATTTAACAAAATCTCCTGAAAAAAAATCAAATCTTTTAAGTGGTGGAAAAGCTGAATCAATATACACCATTGTTGAAACTGTCGAAAATGGACATATTGCTTTAGTTAAGGAATCTTGGTTCTTATTAAGTGATGAATCAATAGAAAAAACTTTATTGGAAAATCACATCAAAGATGAAAATCATTTGAAATCATTGAGAATATTAGAAACTGCTATGAAATTTGCAAGTGTATCTGAGGATAGAATTGATTTTAGAATTTCTGAATATTTGACTATTGGTTTGGCAGTTGGAAATAAATCTGGTCTTTATATTAATGATGATGAATTAAATGAAGATACAACTTTGGAAAGTTTATTTAATTCACCAATTGTTCCAATTGTGAACAAAAACTTCTACCCAATTATTGTTGAAGTATCTAAAAATTTAGATAAATTTGTTGAACTTGATGTAGTTAAACGTGTTAATAACATAATTAACCCTTATCTTGAAGTTTATGCATTCAATTATAAAAATAATACTTTCTTATATAGATGTGATGAAAGATATGGAAATAATCTATATTCATACTCAAGTGTACAAGAAATCATTAATGAAATTAGAAATGAACTTAATTATGATTTAACTTATTTCTTTGAAAATAAATTAAGCAAAGAAATAATTACTAAAAGAAAACTTGAAGATAAAGAAAGAGAAATTACTCTTAAATTAGAAGATGTTAATTTCAATATTAGTAAAGTAAAAAGTTCAATTCAATTAATTGGAGAATCTGAAGTACTTTCTATAGCTCTTGAAAATCTTGAAAAAAGAAAAAGTGTATTAGATATTGAATTACAAACAACTAAGGAACTTCAATATAATGAAAAACACAGACTATAATAGTAAATAATTGTTTATTAAAATAAAAAACCTCTATTAATGTAGAGGTTTTTGTTTTAATCTAATAATTAATAAGTTCTGAATAAAACTTTTTTATATAACTTTATATAACTTTATATAAAATTAATAAATGTAAATGGAGTATTACTTAAATAATAAGGAGCTTTATTATGAAATAGTAGTTTGTAAAGCAACCGGTAGACTAACCAAAAAAATGGAATTTATGCTAGAACTCTTAGCAAAAAGAACAATAAAAAAAATGAGATATTATAATAATGATGATAAAATGGATTGTTATCAATCTGGATTATTGGATATGTTTCAAAATTGGTATAATTTCAATGAGGAAAAATATGTAAATGCATTTGCATATTTTACAGAAATATTTAAGAGAGGTATGTGTAGAGGATATAATGATTTATATAAAAAGAAAGGTGATTCAGAACATCAAATTATGTTAATTTCATTAGAGGGTTCTAATAAAGGTAGTGGATTACATTCGTTATAATAAAAATTACAACATTTTTATTTTTTTTAATATAAAATTAAAATTAATATTATGTATAAAGTAATTTTACAACTTTGGGAAGAATCCAATAACAGCAATGATTTTTTGAGTAATGGTTGCACTCTACATCTTGATATAAAAGATAGAAATAATTATGTGGATTCAATATATGAATGTAGAAAGTATTCTACTATTCCAGATAAATATGATAGAATCATAGGTAATGGAATACAAGTTTTTATTTCAGAAAATTTATATGATCTTCTTTCAAAGAAGAAATTTATCAAATTAACTGAATCTTCATATCAAAATCTTAAAAATTTTAGTGAAATTCTTATCAAAGAAGAAGTGGTTTAATAATTAAACCACTTCTTTTTATTTACTTAAACATTTTAAGTTGTTGTTCGGTTACGATTATAAATTCGTAACCTTTTTTATTACACCACTTAATCATATTTTGCCATTTAATATTGTTTTTATTTGCCATTTTGAAATCATATTCAAAATTACGCATTTTTTTAATATTACCCTCAGGTATTATTAATTTCCCCTCATTCAAGTCTTGTACCATTTTATACTCTTTATATGGTTTAACTTCAACTACAACACGTTTTATTTCACCATTAGAACTTTTTAATTCATAATAAAAATCTGGATAATATGTATGTTCTTTAACTTTAGTGTCATAATTATCATAATGTGTTAATTGGTAAGGTATACATAGACATTCAGCACCCCATCTAATTATATCTTGATTATTATCAAAATATATCATTAATTGTAATTCCATACCAGATCTATAATATAAACCACCCTTATTATTGAGTTTAATCACTTTATTAATATTAGTTGGTTTATAGTTACCTTGACGATATTTAGAATTATTGGGTTTTGAATTGAGCATCTTTTTTAATAATATATATTAAAAAAAGATGCTTTAATTATTCAAACATCTCAGAAATTTTAATTGATTTGATGAAATTCTTGAAAGATTTAACTTTAGTATGATCTAATATTTTATCTAATTCTTGAAATGTGATTTCACATAAAAGGAATTTATCTAAATCTTCTGATATTAATGATCTATTCATTAATAGATAATGTAAATACCTTTTTTTATTCTTTTCCATATTTTTTAATTTTAAGTTAATCTCTAATTAAATATTCTTTATTGTCCAATTTATTTTTAATATGTTTAGTTGTGCTTATAATACCACTAAAACTATTAATTTTGAAACTGAGGAAAGTATTTCTATCAATAGGTTCTTTTGCAATTAAAAAATTAACTACAAAATTATTTGATATATATAAAGGTGGTTCTTCATCTTTCGTATCATAAACTGGGATACAATTGCCTATATATTTATTATTTTGAAATAAAATAACCCCTATAGAATTAAGTGGTGAATCTAATATATCAAATGTTCTTATATCAGTAATTGCATATATTTCAATATTATAATTATTCAAACTTTGTTCTTTTAATTTATATAGATTTTTCATAGATTTACCATTATATTCTTTTTCTATAAAAGTAGTTTCTAAACTGTCTATTAAAATAAACTTATTTATGAACTTATCTCCAAATGAAATATGATCACTCATTATACCACTAGAAGTTCTGATATCTAAATCTTTTAATTTAATTTCCATATTGTTTGTTTTTTAATTTGATGATGCAAATATACATACAAAATATGATTTTACCAAATAATTAACAATATTTAATATTTAATATATACAACATGATAATAAAAAAATATATAGAATTTATAGAAGAATCTTACTTAAGTGGGCATTTACAACCATTATATCATTTTACTGACCACTTATCTATAATAATAAAGGAAGATATATTGAAAAGAAGTAAACCTACCCGTACATCAAAGAAATCACCCATTTCAATATCATTAACTAGAAATATGGATTATATTGAAGCTGATTATGGTTATTTTATTGAATTAGATGCTAATTTATTATTAATAGATGGATATAAATCATATCCAGTTGATGAATGGGCTCTTGATCCAGATGATATAGAGGATGGTGAAGTAGTTGGTGTGGAAAGATTAAAAAAATTACACTTAGGTAAATCAAATTTTAATTCAATTAAAAATAGTTATAGAGGAACTAAACACAATCTTAATTTGCCAAATGTTGAAGATGTTGATCTTGAAATAGAATTTGAAGAACGTATATTTAAGGATATTAAAAATTTAGGCAAATATATAATATCTATTAATATAAGAGAAAATATAAATAAAGATATACTTAAAGAATATTTACAAAAATATCCACATATTATGATATATCAATATGATGAAGATAATCATAGACTTCGAGAAAATATAACAAAAAAATATAAATAATCATGGGTGAGTTAGTAGATAGAGTAGGTATTAGAATGTTAGTAGATGGAGATGGTTTAGTAGATAATTTTAAAAACAATTCTCTATATTTTTATGATAAGTATACAAAATCTGATAAAGATGTAATGTCAGTAAATGTAAATGATATTACTATAGGTCGTTTTTATCATTTCCACTATCAAGATATATCAAATTGGATGGCATATTCACCTGTTTTTGTAGTTGATTATAAAAAATTGAAAAATAAAATTATAATATTAGCAATTAATCTTAATTTTATCCCACTTGAAATTAGGGCATATTTTTTTGATAAATTTATGATTGAAAATAATTTTATAAATGATGTATCATTGGAGGTTGATTATGAAGGTGCTTACAATGAATTACTTAAAATTGGATTTGAATATGCTTTAGTAGAATATGATGCTATAAACATAAAATTAGTTCATAAAATATCAATGGATTTTGTACCAAGATTTTTAATTTCAGCACATCCTAAGAATAAATATGATCCTGCTAAATTATTTGATATTTGGAAGGTTAAAATACCTGAAAAAGAGGCAAGACACAAAGAAATGTTAAGAGCCACATTAGATGATTTTTATAATATGTCAGGTGAAATTAATGAAAAATATAATTTACTTAAAAATCATATAAGTAGAATTCAAGCACACAATAATAAATATAATAGATAATCTAAGTATTTTTTGAAAATTTATATGAAAATATAGAAATAGAGAAGGTTTTTTAATATATAAATAAAAATATAAAATATGAAGGTAAAGGAAGTAATGGAAAAGTATAGAATCAATAGGTGTACTTTATCAAATTGGTTAAAAAAAAGTTGGATTGAATTTCGTATTTTATCATCTGGTAGATATATATATCATGATTTAGTTTATAAAAATAAACAAAAAGAAAACAAAGAAAAAGAAAACAAAGAAAATGGCATCATATAATAATGTAAATAATATTCAGAATGATTTGAATTTTAATTATACTAATTCAGCAGTTGAAAATAGAGGTTTGTTTAGTAGAATATTAAGAGGTATATCATCATATGGTATGAATTTCAATGAAATGATTGTACGTAATCAAGTTGGTATCTCTATAACAGAAGATCCATTTGCATCTAGAGGGGAATCATTATATTCATTTTTTAGTTCAAGAGCAATAGCCTCTGTATTAAATAAAAAATCAATACCATATCTTGACAAATCATATGCTGATAAGAAGAGAATTCTAAGAGAATATTCAATTAAAGATGAAATTAGAGATTTTGTGACATCAATTGCAGATGAATGCATATTATATAATGATGAAAGAGATTTTTGTTTTCCAAGAGCTATATCTAATGATTATAGTCAAGAAGTTCAAGATAAATATATTGAATGTTTTGAGAAAATATACAATAAATATGGTTTCTCTGATGGTATAACAGCATGGACAATGTTGAAAGATTTCTTAATTGATGGTTATATTGCAGTTGAAATTATATATGATGATAGGAAAAAAAATATAATCGGTTTTGCACGACTTAGTCCAGATACTTTAGTACCAGCTTTTGAACCAAGTATTGGACATTTGTGGATACAATTTCCAGAAGATCCACAATTAAGAAGAATTTTCTTGGATTCACAAATTGTATATGTTTCTTATTCATCTCAAAATGAATTTTCGGAAATATCATATGTAGAGGGTTTAATTAAACCATATAATCAATTGAAAATTCTTGAACAAACAAGAATTATGTTCAATATAATTAATGCTACAGTTTATCAAAAATTTACAATACCTGTTAATGGGTTATCTAAACAAAAAGCAGAGGAACAAATAGGACAATTAATACATGATTATTCAGAGGAAGTTGAATGGGATGATTCGACAGGGACTCTTAATATAAATGGTTCTAAACATTTACCATATAATAAACAAATATGGTTTCCTCAAAGTGATGCAGGAACTCCATCAATGGATCTTGTTTCCCCAGAAGGTCATAATCTTAATGAATCCGATATGCTTACCTGGTTTTATAATGCTCTCAAAAGAGCTTCTAAAATTCCATTTCAAAGATTTGATAAGGAAAATGGTGGAGGTAATTTAATTAATGATTCTTCTGATATGACTAGAGATGAAATAAAATTTTATAATTTTATTAACAGATTAAGAGCAAATTTCAAAGAATTGATTACTAAGCCATTAAAATTACAAATGCTTATAGAATTTCCTGAACTCAAAAATGATGAAATCATTTTGAATCAAATGGATATTAGTTTTAATAGCAATCAAGTATTTGAAGAATGGAAAAAATTAAACAACTTAGCAAAAAAAGCAGAAATATTTAACACATTAGCTGGGGTTATGGATGGTGAAAAACCATACTTCCATATTGAATATTTGATAGATAATGTATTTAAGTTAACAGCAGAAGAAAAAGCACAAAATCAAAAATATTGGACAAAATATTCTAATAGTTTTGCTTCTGGAGAAGATATTGATAGTGGTGGATTTGAAAGTGAATCTAGTGAATCATCATTTGAAATGCCATCTGAAACAAGTGATGAAGATAAAACAACTTCACAATCACAACCAGAAGATAGTAGTGATATAGAAGAAACTGGAACAGAATTTGAATTCTAATAAAAAAACCTCTCAATTGAGAGGTTTTTTATTTTTATAATAATTTGAAATTAACTTGCTTCATATCTACATTAACATTAACTACTTTAACTTTAACAATATCTCCTATTTTGTATACTTTACCAGAGTCGTTAATCACAGTAAAATCATTAACATTGTGCCATTTTGTATGTGTTTCTGAAAATCTAATAAGACCATCACATTTTTCTATAGTAGTTTCAATAAAAATCCCATATTTTTGAATACCATTTATAACGGCATCAAATACTTGACCTATTTTATCTTGTAAATATTCAGCTTGTTTATATTTAACAGATTCTCTTTCTGCTTTACAAGCTAAAGCCTCTCTATTAGAAATATGTTTACATGTTTCTTCTAATTTTTTCTTATCTACTTTATTTTTATAATGTAATAATGTATTTTCTAACAAACGATGAGTTTTAATGTCACTATATCTACGTATACATGAAGTGAAATGACAATAGTCTTTGAAGTTCAAACCAAAATGCCCTATATTACTTGTAGAATAATAAGCCTTTGATTGACAACGCACTATCATTGTATTAATCATATTTTCTTCAGGTTTCCCAATAACATCAATTAATAATTGATTTATGCTACCTCTTAGATTTTTCTCAGTAATATCAAGGTTATATCCTAAACATTTAGCAACATGTTTCAACTCCTCTAATTTTTCATAATTAGGCTCTGGGTGAATACGATTAACACATACTTTTAATTTCTCTTTAATTATTTCAGCTACACTTTTATTAGCTAATAACATAAATTCTTCTATAAGTTTATTAGCATCCTTTTGTTCTTTTAAATAAACCCCAATTGGTTTTTTATTATCAGCATCTAATTTGAATTTTACTTCTACACCACCTATCTCCATTGAACCATTATTAACTCTTTTATGTCTAATTTTCTTAGCTATGTTATTTAATATTAATATTTCATCTTTGTAATCACCCTCCTCACCATCTATCATTGATTGTACTTCATCATATGTAAATCTTCTATTTGAGTGGGTTATGGTTTTTCCAAACCAAGTATCTAATATCTTACCACTTCCATTCATTTTATAAACTACTGAAAATGTTAATCTATCAACATTTGGATTCAAAGAACATATGTTATTACTTAATCTTTCTGGTAACATTGGAACACACCTATCAACTAAATACACAGAAGTTCCTCTTTTATAAGCTACTTTATCAAGTATTGAATTTTCTTTAACATAATGAGTTACATCAGCTATATGAACTCCTATCTCATATAAATTATCTTCTAATTTCTTGATACTTAATGAATCATCAAAATCTTTACTATCAGTAGGATCTATAGTGAAAGATATATCATTTCTCATATCTCTACGTTCTTTAATATCTTCATTTGTTATAATATCTGAGATTTCTTCTGCTGATAGTAAAGAATCTTCATCAAAATCCATTGGTAATCCAAACTCTAACATAATTGCATTCATTTCAGTTTCATTTTCACCTTTATTACCTAATATTTTCACTATATTACACATAGGTTCTTTTGGATATTCCCATTTTAATATCTCTACTAATACTTTCATACCACTCTCTAAATTAGAGGCATCAACATTGAAACTTTTATGTATTCTTGGATTATCTGCTATAACTCTTGCTTTCTTTTTACGAACTGAAATCTTCCCTACAAATTGTGTCTTATTTCTTTTTAAAACTTCTATAACATCACCAATGTTATCATATCTATCTATACCAATTTTAACTGTATCTAAATGTAATGCATCTCTTGTAGATTCAATTCTATATGTAATATTATCATAATTTACAAAACCAACTCCATTTGTATTAAATTCAATAATTCCCTCTAATATTTTATCATATTCCATATGTACTTTTTATTATTATATATTGATAAATCTACTCTTTCTTCCTATTTTTTTTATTTAGTATTTTAATATTCTGTAAAGGATACTCAACTCCATAATTTTTTTTCAAAGTTTTCTTCCTTTTATCTTCACTACACTTTCTACAATAATAAACACCAAACTCATTCCCATACTTTAAGTAATTCTTAAATAAAACCTCCTTCTCACAACCACATCCATCACACTTACATAATATTTTATAATGTGAACCACTTGATAATAATTCAATTGGTATATTGATAACATCACCAACATATACTTCAAATCCTAAATTATTATAATATTCAATATTTATATCTAATATTTTAACCTCTATTTCTCTTGTTATTATCATATTTATATTTAATTTTTCCAGCATCATATATAAGCCTATGTAAATCACCTGATTGTAGATTTAATTTACTAAGCTCCTTTTTATTAACTCTAACATTCTTAGATATATATTGGAAATCACATAAAACATCTTTATCATATGCAAATCCAATATCTTCATATAATCTACTATTTCTATATGAATTATCAACTATTGTTGTAAGATTCATATTATAATTATTTATGAAATAATTAATAATTTTATCCAAAGCTTTTGGTATACTCACTCCTAATTTATTACAAAATCTTAATAACTCATAATTCTCACTTCTCTTCATAAAAATAGCTAATGAAACTAATTCAGAACCTAAATATAAACCTATATTAACACTTGATGTAATATCTCCATGTATATGATTTATTGATAGGAAATTAGATTTTTCTTTTTTACTAACAATTTTTAATTCCAAGTTATTAATATCTATTATTGGTGAAATATTTAACCTCTCATTAATCATTGATAAAATAATATTATTCTTTTTTACCCAATCATCTTCCCAGATATGATATAAATCTATACCATTATCATTTGCCATTTTTGTTTTTAAGTAATGATAATCAATAGTCTTATGTAAAAATGAATGCCAATATAAACCATTAAACTCAAATGCTAAATTAAGCTCTGGTAGGTAAATATCTAACTCTTTACCAAAATCTCTAACACCAGTCCTTATCTCACCACTATAAACACTTTTGATATATTGTAATAACATAAGCTCTGAACCAGATTGTATAGAACCAATTGGGTTACAGTTAGTGCATATACAAGTTTTGAAATGTCTTCTACTATAATATAAATTGAAACCTATTATATAATTATTTTTACATATTGGGCAATGTAAAGTAATTTTTTCATCAATGTTATTTATATCAATTATATTAGGATTTTCCTTTTTCATCCGCTTGTGAGCTGTTTTTATATATGAATCTGTACTTTTCTTTTTAATAACTGGGTTTTGTGAATGATATTCATAACCATACTTCAATAAGTTAGTTTTCTTAATCATTTCTTTGATTTCTTCTGATTGGAACATATGCTTAGTTCCATATATTCTGATATTTTTTTCAATCATTTTTTGCTTATGGTTTGGATCTTGTGAAATATAATCATAACCATGATTCTTTTTACAAGTTTCCACCTTTTTATCTTTTATTTCTTGTGATTGTGATACATTATCAACTCCATATTTTTCCTTAATAACATTATCATATTGTTCTCTAAATTCTTTATTTTGTAATGGGTGATCTGTACCATATTTATTTCTAAATGTTTCCTTTATCTTATCTTGTATTTCACTAGATTGTGAAATATATTCAACTCCATACTTTTTAATATTAGTTTCTTTGGTTTTTTCTTTCACATCTTTTAATTGGAATACATTATCAACTCCATATTTTTCCTGGTTATTCTTAACCAAGTTACAACTTCTACAAATATAATCTGGAAAATTATGACCATATTCACCATATAATTTATAATCTACTTCTTTCTCCTTACCACATTTATCACATTTGAATTTTACCTTAACTCTGCTTGATTTGGTTAAGTGCTCAACTTTAATATCTATTAGATCACCACATTTAATATTATTATAATATTGTCTATAATGTCTGAGGTTTGGTTTAGAAATTTTAATTTTTACAGTCTCTGTTATTAACATATTTTATTTTTATTTTTAATCAATATAACCATATTATGCTTAGTATATATTAAATTTTTTAATAAAATTTTACACATTTGTATAAAAAATCCATACTCCCTAAAAAAAGGTTTTTTATAATAATATATACTTAATAAAAATAAATTATAATACAATGAAACCAGTATTAATTATAGAAAATTCAACGAATTCTCTGATTAAGGAATCACTTGATACTAGACCAAATGATTACATATTATCAGGAATTTTCACTGAATTTTCAGTAGTAAATCGAAATAATCGTATTTACACGGCTGAGAATTATTTACCAGTATTAGAAGAGTTTAATCAAAAAGTAGTAGGAGGATCAGCCTTCGGCGAACTCGACCATCCTGAGACCTTCACAGTGAGCTTATCAAGAGCATCACATGTTGTTAGAAAGACAGAATATGTGAAAGAGAGCAACTTAGTAAGAGGTGAGATTAAATTACTTAGCACTACTTATGGTAAAGAAGCTAAGGCAATCATCGATGATGGTTTGTCTTTATTTGTATCTTCAAGAGCAGCAGGTGTCACAGAAGGAAATGGACATGTAGCAATTAAGAAATTATTTACATATGACTTAGTTTGTGACCCAGGTTTTGCTTCTGCTATGATGGAAAATAAACCTCTTAATGAATCATTGGGGTATGAAGTAGAAAACACAAACTTTAGGATATATGAAATGTCTGATGAGTCAAAAATAAATGAATTATTCAATATGAACAAAAATGATTATGTAACAAAACAACAATTAACTGAATACTCAGAGCATTTAGTTAATGAAATGACAGCTGCTCATAAAGCTGTTAAGAATGCAATTTCTAAAGGTAAATATGAACCTAAGAAATTGGAAGAATTAATCTCATATTATGAAAACCTAAGATCTGAAAATGAACACATGGTTAAATATATGAATTATTTAGCAAATAAAATAAGTGTAGTTGTTAAAGAAAACAAATCTCTTAAAGATAAAACAACTAAGTTAGTTGAACACAATGATTATTTAGCTGAAAATATACAAAAAACAGTAGATTATGTGGGGTATATTGCTGAAAATTTAGATAAGAATATTGGTTATTCTGAATATATTGCTGAACATGTAGATAATAACATTGCTTATAGTAAATATTTAGCTGAAAATTTAGATAAGAATATTGGTTATTCTGAATATATTGCTGAAAATTTAGATAAGAATATTGCTTATAGTGAATATTTAGCTGAACATGTAGATAATAACATTGCTTATAGTGAATATTTAGCAGAACACACTGAAAATAATATAGCTTATACTGAATACTTAGCTGAACAAACTGATAAATCAATTGAATATCAAGCTATGATAGTTGAAAGATTAAACAATACTAAAATCAATGAAGGATTTGGTGAAGATGAAAACATGTTTCCAACTCCTATTCAATTTGGTTTCCATGAATATGATGAAACAGAAGATGAAACAGAAGATGAAACACCAGAAGTTGAAATCAATATTGATATAGAATTACCTAGATGTACATGTACTCAAGAACCATGTGAATGTCCTTCTAATAAACCTGAAGTTATCACAGATGTACCAAAAGACTTAGAAACTCAATTATTACCTGAAGAAACTCCTGAAGAAACTGAAGAACTAATAGATGAACCTGAACAAATTGAAGATAAAGAATTAGATATGAACACAGAATCTGCTTTATCACAATCAATCGATAAATTAATAGAAGAAGCTAAAAAACGTAAAGTTTCTGAAACAAGTGATTTGAACTTTCTTAAGTTCTTAAATAAATCACAAATTGATAGTTATTATGCTCTATCTAATGAAGATCAAGAAGCAGTGAAACTACACATAAGCGAAAGTAATTATTTTACAGCAAAAGATGTATTAACATTAATCGCAGAATCACTATCATCAAAAAATGAAACTCTTGAAGAAAGAGTAATCAGACTTATGCCTGATACAATAAAAGCTAAATGGCAACTAACAAATGAATCAACTAAAAAGTCTATCTTGTCTCAAGCTAAACTTTACCCAAGTGATGTCTTAATGACTGAACAACAAATTGAACATTTTTGGTTAACCAGAAATCTTAAAACTGAATCAAATTCTAAAAAATTGATTTCAGAAGATAAACTAATACAAGAAGATAGATTATCTGACACTGAAATGAAATCAATAATGGAAAGGTTCAAACAAATTTAATCTATAAAAAATCCATAGTACTAAAAAAGTACTATAAAACATTAATATATAGATTATAAAAATAAAAATAAAAATAAAAAATTATTATGTCAAATTTAAGAATAGACAAAACAAAAGCAGTTAAAAAATGGACTCCTGTTTTAGAAAACATGGGAGTATCTGCTGAAAGAGTTGAATGGATGTCAGAAATGGCAGAATACCAATCAATTAATGAAAATGCATATGTAAATGCTGCTAATGTGGCTGGTATGGGAGCAGTATTAAACCCTGTTATAGGTGGTTTAGCTGGTAGCACAATGCAAGGTGTTGATGGTTCTGGAGATTTAGGTCAAAACCTTTTACCAGTTTCTATGAAAATTGCAGGTCAAACAATTGGTTTGGATTTAGTAGCTGTAAAGCCAACACCAGGACCAAAGATTGATTTAGTTTATGTTGATTTTCAATATGATGATATTAACATGGCAACTAATGAAAGACCTCAAATTTTCAAATTAAATGCACTTAATAATGCAGATATCAATGTTGCTTTAACAGATGCATTAGCTACTAATCGTATACTTCAAACTCAAGGTGGTTTAACAAATGGTAGATTGTGGAATGATATCACAGATGGTACTTTAATAACAACTGAACCAACTGATAAAAAATCTCAAGTTGAATTTTTAGGTTTCTCACGTATTGATGGATTCCCAATGTTCAGAGCTTATAGACAATCTAATACAGCTGGTCAATATAATTATTTTGCATTTGATGCTACATTGAATACTTTTGGAACAACTGGTTCAATGATTGATCAAATTAAAAATATTGCTGGTGTTACTGTATCTGGTACAGCTTCAATTGAATTAGTATCTGCATTAGAAGATCATATCCCTGGATTCTCTGCAAACTGGGCAGGAGGAAAAGCAGCAGGTGATCATGCAATGGGAAGACAAACAGATGATGATACCTATTCAGGTGTTATTGGACCTAAAATCTCTTCTAAATCTGTAGCAGTTGGAACAATTGAAGTTTCTTCAGCTCTTAGAAGAACAGAAATTGAAGATATTAAAGCTAACACAGGTATGGATATCGTTCAAAAAATGGAATCTATTCTGGTTAATGAATTATCTCAAACTATCTCTAAACAAATTGTATCTAAGATTTTTGAAATGGGTGCTATGAATGCAGAAACTGCTCCTTTATTCACAGGTGCTACCACTTCATCAGCTAGAACTATCTTTGATTTAGATACTAACTATGTAACTGGTGGACCACAAGGTGAAACAACTCATGCTGTTCAACGTAAATTAATTACTAAGATTGCACATGCTTCTAACTATATCGCAACTGAAGGTCGTGTTGGACCAGCTCAATACTTAATCACTAATGGTGGTTTAGCAGCTGCTTTATCTGACATGGCTGGTTATACTATTAACCCAGTTAAATCTAAATTAAATGGACAAGGACAACTTTATCCAGTAGGATCTATCAATGATATTTCAATTTATGTTGATCCATACATGAGATATAATGATAATAGAATCGTTTTGGGTAGAAAAAACAATCCTGATCAACCAGGTATCGTATTCTTACCTTATCTATTAGCTCAATCTATTAGTATTATATCAGAAGCTACATTTGCTCCTCGTTTGTTACTTCGTTCTCGTTATGCAATTACTGAAGTTGGATTCTTCCCACACAAACAATTCATGACTATTACAGTTACTGATGAAAATCAATACCTTAACTAATAATTAGTTAAATATATGAAAAAGACCTCAATTGAGGTCTTTTTTTTTATTTCCTTAATTTTATTATAATATATTTTAGTATAAACTTTTACTCAATATACATATATAAAATATATGAGAGAATTAAATGTATTGAGTCTATTTGATGGCATTAGTTGTGGTAGAATTGCACTAGATAGGACACAATTAATTGTGAAAAATTATTATGCATCTGAAATAGATAAATTTGCCACACAGATATCGGAGAAGAATTATCCTGATATAATTAGATTAGGTGATGTTGTGAAGTGGAGAGAATGGGATATTGATTGGGGATCAATTGATTTAATCATAGGAGGTAGTCCATGTCAGAGTTTTAGCTCATTGGGTAAGGGTGAAGGATTTGATGGAAAGAGTGGTTTATTTTATGAATATGTGAATATTATGAATAAAGTATTAGAAAAAAATCCAAAAGCTTATTTCTTATTAGAGAATGTAGTTATGAAGAATGAGTGGAAAACCATTATATCTGAAATAATGGGAGTTGAACCTATTTTAATAGATAGTTCAACTGTTTCTATGCAAAAACGCAGGAGATTATATTGGACCAATATACCTGATGTGAAACAACCACATACTACAAATAAACCATCATTTCACTTAAATTCTGATGAATTTCCAGCTACTATGGACATGAAGAGAGATATAAGAAAAACTGATTTTTTTAGTTGTTTAACTGTTAGTTATAGTGGTGGTATATTTGGTGCAGGAAGACCAATTGTAAGTAAAAAATTAGGTAATTATTATGATGTTAAAGAATACCAACGACAATTAACTGTTAATGAATGTGAAATTTTACAAACATTACCAATTAATTATACAGAAGGAGTTAGTAAAACACAGAGATATAGAGCTATTGGTAATGGTTGGACAGTTGATGTTATAGCCCATATTTTCAAAAATATTAAATAAATATCATGAAAATAACCACAAAGTATATAAATTATGAATTATATAACCAAGGTTTATTTGGTAATAAATTACGTACTTGGAATTCTATTGACGAATTTATAGAAAGTGGTTACAAAGGTTCTGTATCAATTCGTTACAAAGGAAAAAGTGCAGGTAAATTTTGTTATTATAATGTAACAAATATACAAACTATAATTAAAGATATATTAGATAAAGGTGGAAGTAGAGATTTAATCATGATAAATGAATCTGCTCCAGATGAATACTTAACTATACAAGGTGAAATAACACGTAATGAACATGGTTTATATTTATATTATTCTATTTTGAAAGGTAAAATGAGAGATTGTATGAAATATGCCATATCTTCAGAAGGGCTAAAAGTTAAACTTCTGTTAGAATATTATTTAACACCAAGTTCTTATGATGATGTGATGGAATTGTTGGATAAATATCCAGATCATACAATTGAATTTTCTACTTATAGTAAATGTATAGGTGATTGTGTTGGTAGAAATACTATAATTTGGGAAGTTAGACATTATTGAAATTAATATATAGTATATATGAATATTAAAGAAACTTTCAAATTATTAGCACAAAGAACACATCCAGAAGGAAGTGAACATAAATTACTTAAATATTTACCATTTTTGAATAAAGATCCATTTGGTAATTATTATTTAATAATAGGTTCAATGAAACCAACTACTATGTTTTGTTGTCATTTAGATACCTATGGTGAGGCATCCTCAATTAATTTAATGGAATATCAAGATTTTATATTTACAGATGGTAGTACTATATTGGGTGCTGATGATAAAACAGGTGTAGTATTATTAATGTATATGATTCAAAATAATGTACCTGGTTTATATTATTTTTTTATAAAAGAAGAAATTGGCTCAATTGGTTCTAAATCATTAGCAGAGGATAATACAATTGATTATATGTCAGATTTGAAAAGATGTATAGCATTTGATCGTAAAGGTATTCATTCTGTAATAACACATCAAAAAGGAATAGTGAGTTGTTCTGAAGAATTTGCAGATAATCTAATAATGATGTATGAAGAATTTGGAATTTCTCTAAAAAAAGATAATACTGGTATATTTTGTGATTCAGGTCCATTTATAGGAAAAATGGAATGTACTAATATATCAGTTGGATATTATAATGAACATACTACAAATGAAATATTGAATATCAAATACTTAGATAGACTATGTAAAGCAAGTGTAAATATAAATTGGCAAGAATTATAATTATTATGTTTTTTATTATATATTTGCAATATGAACTAAAAACAATTTTAATTTTTAATATATAACTAATATAAATATGGGGATGTATTGGTATCGACTCATAGATTAATAATAATTATGCAAGTATCGGATTTTATTTAACCGATTAATAAATTAAATATGTAAATTTAGACGGAAACGTAAACCAAGTAGCTAGCAAAGAAGATTTAGTATTTGCTCTACAAAACAATATGATCTTAGTAGAAGATTTAGAAATTGCTTAGTCAGTTTCTTGGAAAAAGAACTACAAACTGAAACAAACAGTTAAAAATAAAAGGTTTTTAATATTCTTTAGAAGAATATATATTTTGTCCTTTTAGAAAAAAGGAATAAACTTGTAAATGAATAGTTATTAGTAACTAGAGAGGACACGTTGATCGAACAACGTCATCTCCACTAATGTATCCAGTATGGATGTTTTTTAATTATCCCACCACTTCTTATATAAGAGTGGTGGTTTTTTATTAAACATTAATTATTAATTATAATATAACAATTATGAATATAAAAGAGTGCATTGAGATAATTGAGTATAAATTATCACAAATTGAATTTGTGAAACTATATAAATCACCTAATGATGTGGGTAAATATAGTATCAGTGTTAATTTTAATATAGATGATTATCTGCATATTTTTAACAGTGATCATATATATATCATGATTCTCCATAATTTAATTAAAGAAGTGTTTCAATGTATTATAAAAGACATGAAAAAGACTAAAAATTATAGTTTTATAGATTTAAGAAATGACAAAAATCCAAAATTACTTATTGATGAATTATACAATAATATTAAATATAAAAATATATTAATACCAGAGTGGTTAAAAGAAAAAATAAATATTGAACCAAAGGCAACTATTAATAGTAATATCATATATTTAATGTGTAATTCTTACAATAAAAATATTTATATAAATCCTGATGATTTTTATAATAATGAGATATTTTTATTTAATGATATAGGATTGTCTATTAATAAACTTGATGTGATGAATAATGGTTATGGGCTAAAAATTATATTAAAATTTGATTATAAAATTCATAATGATAAAATTTATATTTTAGATGATGAACATGTGATAGGACTTGATTTATATAGAGATTATATGGTTGGTAAATTATTATAAAATAAAAAGCACTTGAAAAAGTGCTTTTTATTTTCTACCATTCTTTGTAATGTTCTAATATATAATTTTGTATTTCTGATATATTATCATCAAGTAAATCCATTTTATCATATTCATAATTAAACACTGATACTAGTGCTTTATTAATATCTGTACTAATAGCACTAATGAATGCACTTTTGCTAGTAGGTTCAAATGATACATATCCATCTGTACTTTTATTATGTTCTTTTATAAACATTATGAAATCGAAATTATCTGTATAGGTATTTAACCATTCCAATAATTTATTAAAATCACATATCATATCCATATCTAAACTATCTGTATTATTATAATTATAATTTTTGACCTTATGATAATCTCCTTTAATTAACTTAAATGTGAATGGTATTATACTTTTGAAATTTCGTTCATATATAGTGAACATATAATCTGTTACTTCTTTCAAATATATATCATATTCCAATTCAATATCATCATCTTCAATTATATCTATATTAAAATTATCATCTGGCTTTAATGCAAAATAATTAGTAGATAGTTCTAATGTAGTCATATCATTAACACTTTCATTTTTAATAGTATCTAATTTATCATCAATTTCATTTGGACTTAAATCATCTATTTTGTGTGATACTTTATTATATTTATGCCTACGATTACCAATTATTTGGTGATTTGTATCAGAATTAGGGATTTCAGTTTTATCCATTTTTTCCAATTCTTCTTTTTCTTTTTGTTTATTATTTATAAAATCTTTATAATTATCGATTCTTCTATTGACATTAAATGTTGGTGTATTATCTTTATGTATCATAATATTTTTTTATTTATATATAAAAAATAAAATATGTAAAAGTTTTTTTAATATATAAATATGATAAAAACAAAAATCAAACATGAGTGAAATGAGTAAATTAATTACATTAAATGGTATTAATGATAATGATATATTAGAATCATTATTTAATAATGAAATTATAGTATATGAGGATATACAAGCATCAAAGATATGGGTAAATTGGAATGGTGTTAAATTTGACATAAAAGCAAAAACTATTAATAGTGATTCTATTAATTTGATAGATTTAGCGATGCAGAATTATTATAATGATGCTGTGAATTATTTTAATAATTTAGATATTAGAATTAAATCATTATTAAACAAAAAATGGTGGTTTTGTTTTGAATACTTTCCTGATGAACAACCAGCTAATATAGAATATAACAAGCTTCCTAAAAATAAATTAGTTTTAACAACAATTAATAAAAATGGTAAATATAACTTTACAATTGAAGAATTAGAGGAATATGCAAGATTATTTGATACAGACATATTACCTATAATATATCAAGGTAGATTAAGTGAAAAAATGATTGAAGGTATTAAATATTTTATTAATACAAGTGAAGAAGATTTAGAGTATATTTTTGGTGAAAAATCATTTGCATTTTTTTTCTATAAATTATTAGATCCTAATTCTAAAAATTCTTTTTTAATGATAGATGAATATCAGGGTAATGTTGAGAAATTAATATTCAAAACTAAAGATGGTGAGGCATCATTTGAAATATTAAATCCTTTATATAAAAGAATCAGTGATAATAATTCAACAGAATTTGTTGAAATATATACTTTAATATTGATTAATTTCCTTAACTTTTGTCAAACATATGATTTAGAAGAAATTAAATTAAAAGGCACTAAGAGAGATGATGTATACATATACCTAATATGTAAATTATTTAATTTCTATATGGTGGAAACAAAAGATGATTTATTGAATTTTGATTTTGTTGTTCCTGAATTTTTTGATAAAGAAAAATTTAAGATTAATATTGAATTAATTACCAATAAATTAACATTAGAATATATCAAAGAAGATGATAAATTAGAATACATCTTTAAGATTATTTTGGGATCATTTAATAAAAAAAGAAAAAAAGCAATTGG